ACAAAATACATAAAATCTATGGGTAAAGATATAACAGTAGAAGTACCAAACTTTGAAAGAAACCAAGTACCTTGGAGGTATAATTTCTTCAACCCCCTTTCCTTAGATATAAAAGATAGTCAAATAAATCTTTTTATAGGAAGGTCTAATTTCCAAATAAATGCTTCTAGTATGCTAGACAATTTTAAGGGAGGCGATATACCAGCGCACCTTCTAGACACTTTACCGCCTGAAATTAAAAATAGATTGAAAAGTGGCGAAAGAAAAATAGACTTGGACCCAGAAAGACTTTCAATCCATTACTACAAAAAGGACGACTGGTCTAACTGGGCAAACCCCTTGATTTACGCAATTCTAGATGACATAATCATGCTTGAAAAAATGCGTCTTGCTGATCTTTCTGCTCTGGATGGTGCTATATCAAACATTAGACTATGGACCCTTGGTAATCTAGATCATAAAATCTTGCCAAATAAATCAGCGATCAACAAACTCAGAGACATACTTGCTAGTAATGTTGGTGGCGGCACTATGGAGTTAGTTTGGGGTCCAGAACTTTCATACTCTGAATCTAACAGTCAAGTGTACAAGTTTTTAGGTTCAGAAAAGTATAACTCTGTTTTGAATAGTATTTATGCTGGTTTGGGCGTTCCTCCTACTCTTACGGGTATGGCAGGAAATGGCGGTGGATTCACAAATAATTTTATATCACTAAAAACTTTAGTAGAAAGACTACAGTATGGCAGAGATCAGTTAACTTCTTTCTGGGAAAAAGAGTGCGAGATAGTTAGAAAGGCGATGGGGTTTAGAAAATCTCCACACATTGTCTACGATCAAATGAGTTTATCAGACGAATCTTCCGAGAAGAACCTTTTGATACAATTAGCAGATAGGGATATAATTTCTCACGAAACTGTCCTTGAAAGATTTAAAGAAGTTCCATCTGTAGAAAAAATGAGACTAAAAAGAGAAGACAAGGCTAGAGAGGGTGAAAGATTACCAGAAAAGGCCAGTCCATTCCACAATCCAAACAAAGGTTTTGAGATAGAAAAGATGGAAAAACAGAGCGAAATCAACGAAAAAGTCGCTGAGAGGAAAGAACGAAGTAAACCAGTAAATCCAAATGGTCGCCCTCAAAACAAAATAGACGAAGGTCCAAGAAAGAGAAGAACAGAGACCCCTAGATCTACCCCCGGAGTTGCAGATCTTATTGTTTGGGCAAATGAGAACTACGATCACATATCTTCTACTGTAAATAATGCTTATCTATCTTCAAGCAATAAAAAGAATATGAGATCTTTAACTAAAGCAGAAGTTTGCGATATTGAGAAAATTAAAGTTGATATCCTACTAAATATTGAAGTTATGTCAAAAGTCTCTGCTGAACAAATTATAGATGTACTCAAGACAAAAAAGAGAGCGCCTAAAGACTTCAAGGATAAATTACATTCTAATAAAATCTCTACAGAATTTATGAGTCTAGAAGATTATAAAAGACACGTTGTTTCCACGTTTGTAGAGTACTCTTTAGGTAGATAAATACGCTTTTTTTATTTTTTTTAATTTTTTGTGTATACTAATTGTAGAGGTAATACATGACAATAAAAATATTCCAAAACGAAATAAATGACGGCATTGGCGAACTTGTAAAAAGTACGGCTAGTGTTGCATACTGTTCTGAGGCTATCCATAAGGATATTCCAGAAGAAGTTTTTTCAAAAGCGATTGCAGAAAATAAAGACCAAATAGATCTCTATTACTTAGAATCTGTTTTGGTTTCTTGCGGTTGGAATAAAAACGACGATGTTTTTCAACCACAGGCAACTTGGGAGGCAAGAAACACTCCCGAAGACAAACAATTTAACTTTATGCACGACGAAAATGATATTATCGGGCATATAACTGGAAGTTACGTACTAGCAAAAGATGGGAAGGCGGTTTCCGATGAAGGGGAAATGCCTGAAGATTTTGATATTATCACTCAAGCTGTTCTTTATAACAGTTGGACTGGTGAAGAAAACAGGGAAAGAATGGAGAAAATAATCTCCGAAATAGGGGAGGGCAAATGGTATGTTTCTATGGAGTGTCTGTTTGCCGGATTTGATTACGCTCTATCAGGTGAAGATGGTTCTAAAAAGGTTTTAGCAAGAGATGAAGAATCTTCTTTCTTAACAAAGCATCTTAGAGCTTACGGAGGAACCGGAGAGTACCAAGGTTATAAGATTGGTAGAGCTTTGAGGAACATTTCTTTTTCTGGCAAGGGTCTAGTATCTAAACCTGCTAATCCAAGAAGTGTAATTCTTAAAAGCGTAGCATTTAATTTAGATGACAATTCTGATTTCAATATAGGAGAATTTAATATGTCAGATAACTTGCTAGAAAAGCAGTTAGAAGAGGCGCGTGCCGAAATTGCTGCTGCTAAAGCGGAAAATGATGCAATTAAAGCTCAAATCGAAGAAGCAAAAGACAAAGAGTTTGCTTCCAAGGTAGAAGCATTTAAGAGCGAAATTGAAGCAAAAGACAGCAGTATCGCTGAACTAGAAGAAAGCATCAAGAGTTCACAAGCTCGCGTTGCTGAACTAGAAGACGCTCTTGCTAAATCGCAAGAAGAACTTACTGTCGCCATGAAAGACATGGAAGACATGAAGAAAAAAGAAAAAGGCAGAAAGAGAATGGCTGCTCTCGTAGAAGCCGGTTTCGATCAAGAGGAAGCAGAAGAAACACTTGCTGCTTTCGATTCTGTTAATGACGAAGCTTTCGATGTTATCGTTGCAAAAATGTATGATAAAATGAAAGCAAAAAAAGATAAAAAAGAAGACGAAGCAGAAGCAGCAATGCCTCCAGCTCTCAAGGAAGCACTTGAAAAGAAGAAAAAAGAGAAAGAAGCAAAGGCTGATGAAGAAGAAGCCGAAGCTGAAGTAACTCCAGAACTTCTTGAAGATGTGGAAACTTCTGAAGCAACTCTTGTAGATGCTACTCCAGACGTAGACGAAGTAGAGTCAACAAGAGCAAGTATTGCAGACTGGCTTTCCAACAACGTACTCTCAACTAAATAATTAACAGGAGATTAAACTATGGCTCTTAAAGCAGATAGATACGAAGAATCAACCGATATCAGTTTCTTCTATAATGACGGTACTGCCACCCGTGGTGGTGTTGTTGTTCTAGACGGAAGTCCAATCAACGCCTCTGGAGCGGCTATGGACCAAGGTGCTAACCTTGTTAAATATGCTGCTGCTGACAAAAGTTCAGTTCCAGTTGGTGTTCTTCTCAACGATGTTGTAAATAAAGACCTCACCAGAACTCATCTTAATCAATATAAAGATGAAGTTCAAAAAGGTGGAAAGGTTACTGTATTGACCCGTGGTTGGGTTGTTACTAG